CCTCCTTAACTGCTTGCCTGGCAACCTCAACATCTGCTTTCCAGAAGCCAGCGTCTATGCCATCGAGAAGGCCATTGATTTTGGCGAACTGCTTGAGCCCTTCTATCGGCAGGTGGTTCAGCATGTCGTCGACGGGCACACCCCCAGCAGCTTGTGTCGGCGCAGCCGTGGGTACGCCCTTGGCCGTGGGTGTGGGTGCGCTCTTGCCTCCTGACAAGTGGAATGCAACCCCCATTCCAATGACCTGAATTAGTAATCCCTGGCCGGAGCCTCCAAGATTTGCGCTGTCAACTGTCAGGTAGTCGCCTTCCATGTAGTTGGCGCCTGCAGCTGCAACACCAACGGTCGTGACGACTCCGCCAGAAACGGTGACGTTAAGCGTGCAGCCACTGCCTGCCCCACCAACAGCCGCGACTCCGTTGTAAGTCGCGTCTGGGTAACCATTGCCACCTGTCACCAAAAAGACAAGCGAAGCGCTTCCAGTGTTGCTGCCATCTGTCGGCCACATTTGTGTGTAGTCAAACCAGCCTCGATACAAGTCAACCTCTGCCTCTGGATCCAATGCCTGATCGGTTGACCATTCCGCTGGTGGGCTGATGGCGATCGTCATAAAAAAAGGGGGCATTGCTGCCCCCAACTTAATTCCCTTGAGCTAGCGAAACCAGTTCACAGAGAGTTGATCACTTCGACGCAGCACTCAGGGCGCAGGCAACCAACGCCAAGTGCAAACTTGGCAGTCATCAACGTGGCGTTATACATCACGTCGTAATCGTTGCCGGTCATGCCCATGCTCAGGTCACGCAGTTTCACAACACCTGCTGCACCTTTCTGGAAGGCAAGCATCTTGGTGTTGCTCATGTCCACAGTGGACTTGATCACAGTGCCGTTGCTCACATAGCCCTGCTCACCACTCTTGGCAGTGACAGAACCTTGAGCAAGGTTGTTGCTGCTGTAGATCGAGAAGCCAGCAAGCTTGGCAATCTGACCTTCCTTGTAGGAACCATTGGCTCCCTGCTGGTTGAAGTCATAGTTCACAGCGCGTGAACTTTGAATCAACGTGTAGAAAGATTCAGGGGTGCAAACAAGCACGCGACCTTCTTTGCCAACGTCCTTGGAATCCAAGGCTTCAGCAGCAGCAAACACACTGGCGACGAGATCGTCAGCAGTGGGTGTTGCTTTGTTGATGTCGACCTGAGTACCAGTGCGGTACGGATCGTCAGGGCTCAGACCGGCAGGCAGGTTTGCCGTCAGGTCAGAGGTAGAGGTCCGGGCACCAATGGCAATCGTGCGAGCCAGGCGCTTGTCATGCTCACGGGCAAGGGCTTGACCCAACTCGGTTGAGTAGATCGAGCGGATGTCGTAATGAGCCTTGGCCTCTTGAAGGCTATAGAGACTTGCGTCAGCAATGAGGTAATCATCGATCCGGATGACAACCTCGTTCTGAGCCATGTCGCCTTGACCGACGAGCATCTCGCCAGGCGTTGCATACTTGGCGGTGAATCGGCCAGTCACAGGGAACTGTGCTGAGCGACCATTTTGGATGGTGCGGGTCTGCACCAGATCCTCAAAGATGCAGCTGCGCTTGAACGCAGTCAGCACCTCGCCTGAGAAGACCTTGAGGAATAGGGCGTTGTCCTTATCCCAACTTCCGGTATCGCCGTTAATAGCGCCGGGGCTGGACAGGTTTAGTGAAGGGGCAGCCATTTGTCAGGACTGTTGTTGTTGTGAACAGTGACCAACTGGTGCATCACGCATCCCCACTTCTGTTGTCCTTAGGTACGCAGTGCGGCTAAGGGAACAGATTCTGTGGTGTTGAATCTGCTCCCATTCTTACAACAAAGTCAACGCTGGTTAAACACATTGCTGACTGCAATGCGTTGCTCAACCTCTTTGACGTACGCCGGATCACTCCCATAGCGAGGGTCTTGCATTGCTGCAATCACCTGCGCTTCGGATGCAAACCCACGCACGTCATTGGTTGGGGCACGACCGCCAGTCAGCTTGGGTTCATAACCCGTCGCCATCATGTAGTCATATTGAATGCCCTTCACCTGGGACAGGATCGCCGTCTCATCCCCTGTGTTCAGGGTTTCATTGAAGGCAGTGATTCGAGATTGATCCAAGTTCTGGCTGGCCCAACCCAGCAACGATTGGAGTTTCTCCTCGCTGCCAGCTTGCTTGAACACATTGGCGCGAATGCGTGCTGCGTCTTCCGCTGAGATGGAAGGCTCGTCATCATCATCATCGTCGTCGTCATCTGACTCGACGCTGTCCTCAGGCCCCTCCTCTTCATCTCCACGCAAGCGTTCGTTCTCACGCTGCAGGTTCTTGTAGGCCTCAACCAGATCGTCCTGGCTTTTGTACTTGCCAAGGATTAGATCCTCGCCTTCCTCTTGCTGCTCAGGAGGCTGGCCGCCTGTTGCCTCGTCGTACAACTCAGCGCGAGCTGCATCAATTCTGGCCTGCTCATCAATGGCACCTTGATCGGCAGTGTTGTCCTGCCCAGTTTCAACTACTGGCATTGCTATTAGCGGATAAAGTTGTCAGTGATAATCATGCTGCCACCGTCAGGCAGTGGCTTCATGTGTGAGCCTGGCTTGAGTTTGTTGTCAGGCTGCTGCTTGTCCTGCTTGTCCTGCTGCTCCTGCGATAGCGGCTGGCGGCGGCGGCGTTGTGAGGACTCCGGAGTTGGCTGCATTGCTAGCAAGTTGCTCTTCTAATGCTACCTTCTGTTGTTGACTTTGTTCGGCCTGTAGTTCTTCCTCAGTCTTAACAAGTCCAGCAATATCGATACCATCGCTAGCTGCAAACCTGCGAATCAATTCAGATGGATTGATCAGTGACACCATCTGCTCTGGTCCCAGTGCTGCACTTGTTACCTGCAGGAAGTTGGTCAACCGTTGCTTGTCATTGCCCCGGCCAATAGCTTCCAGGCCAGTAGTGATCTGTGGATCAACCAAGTCAACAGGGATCGGTGGGATCTCACCCGCTTGCTCCATTAGGAACAGCACCCGTTTGATCAACGGCAGCTGCAACTCTTGGCTCAGCATTGAGTACACACCAGCCAGACCTGACTCCAGCTGCTCGGCCATCAACCTGATCTCTTCTGCTGTCACTCGCTCAGCATCACGCTGCACTGATTCATTCATCAGGAACGTGAAGCTGATCCGACGCTCCAACAACTGAATCGTCTGCAACGCAACGCTCATGTCTGCTGCCTTGCCAACCTGCAACGCCTCAACATCAGCAGCATTGCCGGCGACAATCGCTCCGTTCTCTGCACGGGCCAGGCTGTCAGCTCTGGTCACACCATTGGGGTTGACCAAGAACATTGCCTTCGCGCTAATCAAGCTGCCCTCAACGACTGCCTTGCTCAATGACTCAAGGCTGTTGAGATCACCCAGCACTTCCTCGCACAAGCCGCGGCCATAGCTTTCGCCTGCAATCTTGTGCAGCCTCAGGCAAAGCCACGGGCAGTTACCCATACGGCTGAAGCCACGGGATCCACGGACAACCTTGCCGTGAAATTCTTGGTGCCACTCAACACGATCTTCAGTCGCGTCGAACTTGACGTGGGTATAGATGTTGTTGGCCTTGGCCTTGCCGCTGGCTGAATCCTCATCAGGCTTCTCGCCTTCAGGCAGGTACTTATCGCTGACCGTTTCCTTGACAACGATCTCGCTGACGTTGCCCTCAGGGTCACGGTCAACCACGTAACTACGGAGTGACCACATCCGCAGGTTCTCTTTGCCCACGTACAGCAGGGCATTGCCACCAACAATCAAATGTTTGATTGCCTCGAACAGGGCAGGCCTGGTCTGCAGCTTGTCCAGTCGGCCCAGGATCTGGCGCTCAATGCTGGACAGAGCAACGTCTAGTTGGCTGAGGGTCTCCTGCTCTTCCCCGCCGGTCTCCTCCAGGTACTTACGGATCTGTCCCTTATCAATCACCAACCGAAAGAACGGTTGGCTTGGTGGGTAAAGCGCAAGCAATAGCTTGGCGCTGATGCTGCTCACACCCCTGGCACCTGCGCCCTGATACAGGCTGGGCAACCTGTTGTATGGCTCGGCTCCCGTCTGATAGTTCTGGTCCGACTCAGGGATGAGTGACGGGATAGTCAGTTGACTACAGTCAACAGCTCGCCGCAGGTAGATGCTGCGATACATCGACAGGTCATCGAACCTGGCTTGCGCTGTGTTTTTAGTGGTGACCATTAAGCGAGCTGTAAACCAGCGAGGGGATTAGCGGTAGTGCCGAGGCCGCTGAGGATCGTCAGATCACTGAGCTGGTTGTTCTCCGCACGGCGTGTTGTCCTGCGTTGGTCGCCGTAGCTGACTGACAGGGCAGTGGGGTTGGCTTGCGGAACAAAGGCGTTACGCATGTTGTATGCGCGTTGCTCAGCAGCACGGCGGGCAGCATTAGCTGCCTCTACCTGCTGCGTCATGAATTGGTTGGCTTGCGCGTAACTGTCTTTAGCGTCAGAGAGCTCACCTTGTAGTGAACCTACGGTGGCATTGAACTTGTCCTGCACCTCAATCATCTCAAGATCAAATTCCTTTTGCTGCTTAATGAACAGGTCATCCAGTGAGCTGGGCCAGCCACCAATCCCGACGGGTTGATCGTTGCCCATGGGAACTTCTTGGTTCTGCAGGGACTGTGCAGCGTCGTTGCCGGCTTGGATGTCTTCACCCAGCGCTCCCTTGATGTCCTTGAACTCGCCGCTGCTCCGGTCGTACTTGGCTGGCTGACTGCTGCTGTTGTTGTTTCCTTTGTTGTTGCCGCCGCTTTTCGCAGCAGCTCTGCTGTCCTTATAGGCAGCCTCTCTGATCTTGAACTCTTGCAGTCCGCGAGGGTTGCGCTGTGCTCTGGCGCTGTTGTTCCATCTCTTTTTGCTGTCCTTGTAATCGCTCTTCTTTTTCCAGGACTTGTTATCCGGATCCTTGACGTACCGCTTCCAGGCTGGTTGTTTTTTGTTCTTGCTCTTGCCTTTGTTCTTCTTACCCATGGGTCAGGCCTCGCAGAAAGCGGATGACAGATCTCTGTCCCGAAGCGTACCTAACTTGATCAATAGAGTCAGTTAGTTCGGGCGTGCGCTCAGGGAATAAGAGATCCAATGCATCCAGCATCTCAGATGTAAGACGCTGACCCACAATCTTCTTTAGGACTTCAGGGTTGGTGGTGTCCAAAGGTCAACAGTGCGCGTCTCTGCATTGTACTCGCCATGACGAAGTATTCGCACTAGTCGCGCTTGCTGCAGTGCAACAGTCTCTGGTTCCCGAAGGTCTTTCTTCTTACTGAGCGCTGTTGCAAACTGAGCCACAATTTCTTGCCAACATTCCACAGGCTGGGCCGTGTTGAAGTTGTCGACAATGCGCTTTGCTCCGACCGCGCCGATGCCCGAGCAGCCGGGAATGTTGTCCGTTGAATCACCAATCAATACCTGTGAATAGAAATGCCTGTCGCAATAGTCCTGGTCAACAATCCACTCGACTGCCTTGTCCCTGAGTAGTTCGTCAGACCACCCCATAACAGCTAGTCCTGGAGCCTCTTCTTTCTTGACACCAGCTGGCCACCAGTGACGGCCCGGCACCTGATCCAAGTCCTTGTCACCGCTGACGATGATCGGCTCCTCGCCTGCCTCACGCAACGCACCAGCCAGCAGGCCTAGCCAGTCGTCAGCTTCGATCTCATCGTGCAGAAAGCTGGTGGGTTCATCCAACAGCTCACGCTTCATCACCTTGTAGCCAATGGGCTTGAGCACAGCAGCGCGGTTGGCCTTGTAGTCAGGAGCAATGCGCTTACGGAATGCGCTCGGCCCTGTCCAGCACAGCTTGTAGTCAGCGTCAGGCCAACGCTCCAACCATTCATCAATGGTCTTCCAGAACTCCTCGCGCACGGTGTTGAGTTCAGCCCAACGGACCCACACCTCATCGCCAAGGTTGGCCTCAATTTCATTGGCTGCCATTGTCCGAAACAACAGCATGTCGGCGTCAATTAAAAGCGTTGTCATGATCAATTCGTTCGCGAAAGAATTCGAGTGATGCCTTCATGGCTGAGCCATAGCCCTGCCAGTACTGTCGTTCGGCGTGTTCTTTAGTTGTCCCAAAGTTGTGGATGGATTCCTCAAGCTGCCTCTGGAAAAACTGTTCCAGGGTCCAAGGGTTCTTCGACTTGTGTCCCATTGATTTGGTTGGAGTGAATGAGGTCGAGGCAGTGACGTAAGGCGCAGCTGTATCCAGCCCAGTAGCCAGTCCAATAGCTCTGGTGTTGCGGATCATCTGGATCCCGCAGCTTGTCCAGCTCGATGTCTTCCTTGTGAATCTTGTGAGCACGTTCAAGACTGTTAGTCAGGATCGTGATCAGGACGGAGTCCTCGCAAATTCTTCCTTGAATCGGCAGACCTTTGGCAAGAATTCGAGCTTGGACATCATCCCCACTTCGCCCTTGATTCGGTTTTTCTTCAGCCAGCATGATGTTGTGTTGGGTTGTTCGGTGTCCAATGGATTGCGTGCAAGCATCCAGATGTAGTCAGGGATCTGCGCTAAGGAATGAGATCCTCGTAGTTCGGAGAGCTTTGGTTCACCACCTTCCTCGTGCGACTGCGCCATCCCTTGCGCACGGGAGAGGTGGCAGACGACAACAAAGGTGAACCCGAGTTCCATCGCCAACGTCTTGAGATCTTTGATCGCCTTATCAATAGCCCTGCGCTGATCAACATTGAGAGCAATACCATCGGCGAGGAGACTGAAGTGATCAAGGAAAACGACACGGCATTCTTCATTGAGAACGTAGTGTTTGACGGTTGATACGAAAGCTTCCATGCTTTCGCTGCCGAACTTGTCGAGCAGCAGAAGATTGGGTGCGAATTGTTTCATCGCACCTGTTACTTCTGCCTTCAACTCATTCCGCACCTCTGTGCTTTGAAGGTGGAAGGGAACGCCCAGCTTTTCCGACAGCATCCGTTCCAACGTGGTGGATGCCTTCTCTTCCAAGCCGATGTAGGCAACCTTGGTTCCCTTGCTGGCCAGGTCGAGAGCCATTGATCGGGTGAACAACGACTTGCCGATGCCGGTGCCGCCAGCAATGAGCCATAGCTCGCCCGGCTTGTATCCCTCGGTGGCTGTGTTCCAACCATTCCAAGGCGTGTCAATGCCTCGGTCTTCCTCGGGATTGAGCACTGCATCAAGCAGGTCAATGGCCTGCACCACACCCTCAGGTGTGTGCTTGCCAGCGTTGTCGATGGCTCGGCGGATGGCATCACCATCGAGCGCAACCCATGCCTCATTGGCGTCCTTGTATCCAAGGCCAGAGACCAGCCGAGCCTTGGGGCCGATCAGTTCAACAGCCTTGGCTGCCCACTC